ATGAAGGCATCATTCGGTGTAGATATTAAAGGATTATCTAAACCAACATCTGTATGGATGGATGACGCAACTTATAAAGACGTTGCTGGTAAAGCAACAATGACTGAGAAAGAAACAGAAGCAGTTACTAAATCTTTATCTGGTGCTGGTAAAACCTTCCAAAAGATTAACTCTGGTATGTTAAATAAGTTCTTAAATATTCAATCTAAGTTTACAGGTAACATTGCTGGTGCATCATTAAAGACATATTACAATAGTAAAGTAAGACAGGGTAAACCTATTAACAATCCTAAAGCACATGCAAAAGGATATGAGAAGTGGGTATCTGATGTATACGATAAAAGAATTAAAAGTCTCAAAACAGAGAAGTCTCAACAAAAGGTTGAGAATGAAAAGAAAGAGATGTTACGAGAACTAAAGAAACATACAAAGAATTTAGAACAGGTTATCTTGTTTCAGAACTATCTAATCGAAGCAAAGATGGGCATCGTTAAGAAACTAAATAGTGTTAAGCAATTAACTGATACATTCATTAGAACTGCAAATGGTTTTAAAGTCGTTAATCCAGAGGGATTTGTTGCCATTGACAGAGTAAGTGGTAATGCAGTAAAATTGGTAGACAGAATGGAATTTAGTTTTAATAACTTTACTGCAATTAAGGCATGGGATAGATGAAGAAATTTAGTGAACTAACATCTGAACTGGTAGAAAGAAAAGCAGTTTCTATGGCTCAAAGAAGAGCGATGGGAAGAAGAATGGCGAAGATGGCAAAGTCATCTGCGTTCAAGGCAAAGGTTGCACGAAAGAAAAAGAAACTTGCAACCCCAGAGATGTTACACAAACGTGCATTGAAAGCTGCAAAGGCAGTTATACTTCAAAAGTTTGCTGGGTTAAGTCCAGCGAAGTATATGCAATTGCCACCTGCTGCAAGAGTAGAGATTGATAATCGTATTGTTGCAAAGAAGGGTGCTGCGATTCAAAAGATTGCAAAAAAGATGATGGTTAAACTTAAAAAACAAGAATTAGAAAGATTGAAAAAAATCAGACAGGGTGGAGATAAATGAAGAAGTTTTCTGAAATTATAGAAGCTCGTGGTGATACTGCTGTATTTACTTTTGGCAGATTTAATCCCCCGACTACTGGACATGAAAAATTAATGGAAGCAGTTGCTAAACAAGCAAAGAAAAACTCTGCTCCATATTATATTTTTGCATCTCATTCAGAGAACGCAAAGAAAGACCCTTTACCATATGCAAAGAAACTTGCATACATGAAAAAGATGTTCCCGAAACATGCAAGGAACTTAGTTGTAGATAAAGCAAGAAACGTATTTGAGATTGCAGTTACACTACACAACAAAGGACACAAATCAATTGTAATGGTTGTAGGTTCTGACAGAGTTTCAGAGTTTGAGACATTACTAAACAAATACAATGGAACTGAAGCAAGACACGGTTACTACGGTTTCGATAATATTCAAGTTGTATCTGCGGGCGAAAGAGACCCAGATGCAGAAGGTGTTACTGGAATGTCTGCATCTAAGATGAGAGCAGCTGCAGTTGCAAATGATTTTGACCAGTTCAAACTTGGACTACCATCTAATTTCAGACAGGGAATGTCTCTATTTAAAGATGTTCGTAAGTACATGGGTGTTCGTGAGTCTTTTGTTCCTAGAACAAATGTAATGACTGATGAAGATGTTGTTCGTGACTTATATGTAGAAGGCAAACTATTTGCAATCGGTGACCTTGTAGAAGATAATTACACAGGTATTTCTGGTAAGGTTGTTCGTAGAGGAACTAACTATATTACCTTTGCAGAACAAGATGGAACATTACACAAGAAGTGGTTGTACGAAGTAAAACAAGATAAAGATATTAAAGACAGAAAAGGTACAGAACCAGCAAAGTATTATGCAAAAGATGCTGATGGTGATGAAATGTCTAAATCTACTAAACAAAAACGTGCGGCACACTTTGCAAAGAAAAAGGATGGCCCTGCTCCAGGCGATGGAAATGCAGATACTAAACCATCAAAACACACAAACAAATTTAAGAAGATGTACGGAGAGAAGTTGGGTAAGAACTCTGATATGGGTGATTACATTGATGACTTCAAAGATTCTGATGCACCACAATTTAAGGGTAAGTCTCAAGAGAAACGAAAGAAGATGGCAATCGCTGCATTCTTGAGTAAGAATGAGGACGGCCCATGTTGGGATACACATAAACAAGTTGGTACAAAAACAAAGAACGGTAAGACTGTTCCCAACTGTGTTCCTAAAGAAGAATTTCAATTAGATGAAAAGATTGACGGACTTGTTACCAAAGCAGAAAAGTCTGGTATTCCTTATGGTATTCTAAAAAAGGTTTACGACAGAGGAATGGCTGCATGGAAAACAGGACATCGCCCAGGCACTACACCACAGCAATGGGCATTCGCAAGAGTTAATTCGTTTCTTACAGGTGGTAAGACACGAACAACTGCTGACGCAGATTTATGGAAACAGGCAAAAGGTAAGAAGGAAGAGAGTGAAGATTCTCGTGAAATTGGAACTGATGCCTCTAGAGAAGAAAGGCAGAAAATGACTCCAGGCCAAGGAATCGTATCGTTTAAGGAACACACTAAATGCGGTACACCAGATTGCTGTAACGAATGTGCAGAATCTAGTCTAATAGAATCTAACCAATATCGTGTTGGTTCAGAAAAGTACTACGAATTTTTTAATGAAAAAAGACGCCTTTATGAAAGTGGTGAGTTAAATCCAGTTGGGTTTGATAAAGAACTACTAGAAGGTGACATTGGTAAATATGCAATGTATGAAGGTGAACACGTTCCTTTGGACTGTCCTATGATGGAAGCTGAGTATCAAGGGAAAGAGGTTGAACTAAATAAACCAAAGGTCGGTGGTTCTAAGAAATACTATGTCTATGTTAAAGACGGTGACAAAGTAAAGAAAGTATCATGGGGTGATACATCTGGATTAAAAATAAAATTGAATGATAAAGAGGCAAGAAAATCTTTTGCTGCAAGACATGATTGTGCAAACAAAAAAGATAAAACCACAGCAGGATACTGGGCATGTAATATCCCAAGATATGCAAAACAACTTGGTTTATCTGGTGGGGGTAACTTCTTTTGGTAAATCCATATACTGATTTAGGAACTGAGACTAACCTCATTTTAAGAGAATTTAAAGAGGATGTTGATGACAATGAGTTGATTTGGCATCGTGATAAGAGTGACAGAGAGGTCACTGTACTTTCTGGATATAACTGGAAGTTGCAGATGGACGATGAACTGCCTGAGGAACTGAAGCATGGTAGAGTATATCATATCAATAAGATGGTTTACCATCGTTTAATAAAAGGAAGTGGTAAACTACTACTTAAAATAAGGGAAAAGTAATATGACAAGGTATAGTAAAACAATGATGGAATCCCTTGCAGAAGTGCGTGAAGGATTCTCACCAAAACAAATTAAAATGGCAATCGGCATTGCAAACGACCCACGTTACAAAGGTGGTAACTATAGTGGTGCAGTAAAAACTATTGAGAAAATCAAAAAGGGATTGTCAAATCACAAACAGGTTGCCGCAGTTCTAAAAAGACTGAACACGGATTTTGACCCAGAGATTAAAGATGATGACGAAGAAATGACTGAAGCATCTGCTCGTAGGGATGCAATGCGACACGGTGCTGGTGGGAGAAGAGGAATCGACCCTGCTGACAGAGATGATATGAAAGCAACTGACAAGGATAAAGACCTTGCAAAGAAAAATATGATTGTGCAATTGCGTAAAGCAAAAGACACTAAAGGTAATTTTTCTATTGAATTCCAAGATGGAAAGAAACAGAAGGTTGATGCTAAACTTGTCGATGCATTACTTAAAGCACATGACGGAATTCAAAAACCAAGAGATAAAGAAGCATTCATTGGTATGATTAATAAATCATATCGTGATATGTTAAAGGTTGCAAAGGTTGTTGTTAAACAACTTAAAATGGGTGAAGAAGTTTTCCTAGAAGGCTTTGAAGTAGAAGAAATTGAAATTGACGAGATGAAGATGGATGACCCTAAGTTGAATAAGATATTCGACAAATTGAAAAAGGGACAAACAATCAAACTCAAGACTAGTTCTACAATCAGTAAAGGCAAAGACTTTGTTGATTATATCGTTAAGTCAAAGAATACAGTAAACAAGGGTAGAGTAGAAAAAGTCACACTTGTTACTAAAGGTAATGAAAAGTCAGTTAAGAAGTTTCTATACAAAAGAGATGGTAAGGTAACATTTGCTATCGGTGATATGGGTGCATCTATTGATGACATCAAAGAAGCAAAGTCATCTACAGGTTACGAACTATATCACAAAGACTTTTCATCTGCAATGAAACATGCATATGATTTTGCAAAAAAGAAATTTGGTATCGAAGTTGACCCTAAAGAGATTGATGATAAAGTTGCGACAGGGCCAAAGAAACCATCAAATGGTAAAACTAATTCTTACAGTCTAAAAGCAAAAGATGGTAAGAAGGGAATTCAAGTACAGGTTTACAACACTGGTAAAAACTATGAGTTAAACATGTACAAAGAAGAGGTTATTTCTGAAGAGGAAGAACCACAGAAGTCTGATGGCGCTAAAGCTGTCGACCAAGGTCGAGAAGATAAGAAGAAAACTCGTATCGCACAATTGCAATTGCAAATCGCAAAAGCACAAGAAACTATAAACCAACTAAACGCACAGGAGAAATAAATGTCCAAGTATCTTGAAACTAAAAAAGGTAGTATTGAGAGTGCTGTGCTTGAGGCAATGTCTCCAGCGCAACAAGCTGCTATCGCAATATCTAAAAAAGAAAAAGAACAAAAAGAAAATAACTATATTCACGCTGCAAAGATGGCAAAAGAAAAGGGTGAGAAAACCTTTACTATCGGTGGTAAACAATATGACGTTGAAGAAGTTCTTAAAACAGAAACAAATAAAAACGACAAGTCTGATGACGGTGATGGTATGGACGCAGTTCAACCTAAAGCAGTAAAGAAGAAGTTTGCTGACCGTAAAGACAAAGACATTGACAACGATGGTGATGTTGATGATTCTGATAAGTTCTTGCACAAAAGACGTAAGGCAGTTTCTAAAGCAATGAAGAAAGAAGAAATGAACCCTACAGACCATGTTAAAGAAAAAGATGGTAAGTTTTGTGTATACAATGCAGACGGTAGTATTGCAAAAGAGTTTGACAATAAAGAAGATGCAGACAAATATGCAATCGACAACCATGATAAGATTATGGCAACTGCTAAGAAAGAAGAAGTCAAAGAAGAAACACTTGCAATGAAAGCTGCAAAGCACATTGCATCCATGTGGGAAGATTCTGCAAAAGTCAAGGAAGCAAAAGTCAAAGAAGAAGAGGAAGAGCCTAAAAAGAAGGAATCCAAAACTGCAATGACAGGTAAACCAATGGCAGGGGTTGAAGTTAACCCGAAGGAATCTAAGGACAAGTAACATGAAAAGTATCGTGGAAGTCACGAAGATTAATGAAGAAGAACTTCCACAGATTTACTGTGACATGGATATGGTTCTTTGCGATTTCATTGGTGGGTATGAACAACTCACTGGTAAACAATTTGAGAAAACGCCCAAAGACGAGCGATGGGATGAAATCAAAGGTAAGAAAGACTTCTGGCACACCTTACCTTGGATGCCTGGCGCTCAAAGGATGTGGAAATTGATAAACAAATATAATGCGAATATTTTATCTGCATACTCAAATAGGGATGGAAATAGTCGGAAGGGAAAGAAGTCTTGGTTATCCAAGAATGCAAAACCTACTGGTAAAATCCATCTTGTACAACGTGCAGATAAACAGAAGTATGCCACTACAGACGGTAAACCTAACATCTTGATTGATGATTATCTCAAAAATATCAAGGAATGGGAGTCTGCTGGGGGCATTGGGATACATCATACATCCCCAACAAACACTATTTCTCAGCTTAAGAGAAATGGATTTAGATAAATAGATAAGTAAACTTTAAACTAGGAGAACTATCATGGCCCTATGGGGAAATACAGATGCAGATGAAGCCAAACCAAAGTGGATGACATCAGCAGAAAAAGCAGACGTTTTCGCAACCGATAGAGGTTGGGTAAAACTTAACGGCAAAGGACTTGAAGAAGTTATTTGTTCAATCGGTGGATTGTCAACAGCAGTTGGCGGTGCAGATATTAACACAGCAGCATTCGTTTCAACAGCGTTTGACGTAAGTGCTGGTGGTAATGTTGATGTAAGAGTTACTTACAATGAGAAGGTAACTGTTACAGGTTCACCAACTCTTGTAATCACTAACTCACAAGCAGGTGGCGGTTCAGCTGCAACTAAGACTGCAACATATCAGTCTGGTTCTGGAACTAACAAACTTGTGTTTAGATGTACAATCGGTGCGGGCGGTTCAACTGTCTCTGCTGATGACGTATTATCAATTGCATCACAAAACATTGCACTTGCTGGTGGAACACTAAAGGATACTGGTACAACAGTTAACTCTGGTAGAGCAGTTCCTGCTGGTACAGCAACACTTACAGCGGTTGCATAAGTAGTATAAACAACGGAGTATATAATGGCAAAAAATGATAAGACACTAAGTGTTAGTGAAATTGAACAGAAAAAAGTAGATTTGCAATCTGACTTGGACAAAGTGACAAGTCAATTGCAAAATATGGATAAGATGAAGGTGCAGTTACAAGCACAGGGGAATGCACTATCTGGTGCAATTCAACAGTGTGATGTGTTTCTAAACCTATTAGGTGAGTCGAGTCCCGACAAAACAGTACCCTCGCAAGACGATAGTGCGGCAGTAAATACTGCACTGAGTTGAGGGATTAAATTAACTAAGGAGAAAGAAAATGGCAGATAAAAAAATTACTGCACTTACAGATTTGGGTGCCGGAATAGCAGCAGAAGATTTACTTCATGTTATTGATGACCCATCTGGCAACCCTGTAAACAAAAAAATTAGTGTTGCTAACTTTTTCAACAACGTACCAACTTATATCGCATTAGACGATACAGTACAGGTTGTTGATACAACTACAGAAGCGGTTAACGTAACCTCTTCTATTTCGCATATCAACACAGCAGTAGCTGGTGGAGCTCATGCGGGCGCACTTGCAAATGGAACTAACGGACAAATTAAAATCCTCACAATGGTTGCTGATGGTGGTAATTCTGTTGTTACTCCAGCAAATGCAAATGGTTTCTCAACTATTACATTCGCTGATGTAGGTGATACTGCAACTCTAATCTTTACTGGTAACAAATGGAACATTATTAGTTCTCATTCTGTTACAATAGCATAAGGAGATTACTATGAGTGAGCGACTAGGTGCAAACGGAATGCCAATGGAAGTGAAGGATGAATCTTCTGAGATGATTTCTGAAATTCTTGAGGTGAACCCGAATAAAAAATCTAAAAAAGCAGAAAAGGAAGAAGAGGTTTCACTTTCTTCTGAATGGACTGCTGATGAGGACGTAAAAGATGAAGAACTTTAAAAATCATATTGCTGAGGAAGTCTCGGCAGATGGACACGATTTTCATAATGACGTTGCGAATCCAAAAACCATTGAACGTATCAATGCGTTCTTGGGTGCAATGGGACAAATCGAACATCTAGTACCAGAACATGCATTGGGCAAACTAAGAGAAAGACTAGGTAGACTAGGACTTTCTTTTGGTGAAGTTGCAATGACTGAAGATGGTGGTAAAATGTCTATGCCTCTTACACAATTTGGTGGAAGAAAAGGTAAAGACGAAAACGGTGATGACATTGATGACGATGGTATCTCTCACAAAGTTGAGGGTGGATTGTCATTAGAAATCACTCACGAGACTACAGGTAACGGAACACATTTTATCAAGACTAAAATCGTTTAGTAGCGGTTTATATTATGTTTGAGAAGATAACTAATGATAATGTCATTATGTTTGCTATAAAACACTATGACAATCCACAATGCGAAGGTGAATCAGAGTTCCACGATGACATGAAACGCTTTAAATATATTAAGCGTCTATTGAGAAAATATCGGGAACATGGTGAACTGAAGGAACGACTTATACTAAACCATATGATTGTAGTCAATAATGTGTTTGGTGCTGAGGCAGGTTCTACTTTGTTAATTTTTAAGATTGAACCAGAGTTTTGGTCTGTTCTTAAAACATTTATGAACTTTTTGGGAATGCTCCCAGAAGGTGAACTAGAACAAGTAGAAGAAGATGAAACCGTTAAGGAAGTACTAGAGAGAATATAAATGGGCAGAGCGATTGATTTATTTGTTACATACCGTTTCGTTAAATTGTTAACGACACCGTTTGAAAAGACTGATGCATTCAAAATGGGCATCATCGACAAAGACGGTTTTCGTACAAAGAAGATACTGTATAAACAAGCAGAACAGAATGCATACACAGTTTTACATAAACTTGTATTCAATATTAAACGTATATTTGCAAAGGTGCCTGGACTTAGAACAAGACTAGGAACATATGCTGCAGCCCTATTTCTTTTAAAAGATACTTTCAAAGAGCATGTTGAAGACCCAGACATGTTTGAAAAAGGATTAATGGAATATCTTAAACAACAAGGCGTTGAATTCGATGACACTATTGTGGAAGAGGTTACTCTCGACAACGGTAAACTGAGTAAAGGTATTTACGTTCTAACCCAAGATGTTGTGACAACAGAAGCAGAAAATGAGATTGATGCTTTAGAGGGTGATGAAGTAGAAGTATTTGAGGACAGTCCCCCAGAAGATACCATTCTAGGTGTTGATGTGTTTGGTGTTGTCCACAAAAAAACAAAACAGAAGATATATGTATCTTCTGAAGATATAAAAGAACTAGACATAGGAGACCTATTATGAGTCT